ATGATTAAAAATAGAGCTATAATAAGTGTTATGAAAAAAAAGCAAAGACTGCTATGGTCAGATTTAATTAGAGTAATTGCTATCTTCTTAATGGTGGTCCTTCACATTTCTGCTCTATATGTGACTAACTGGGATAATCAATCTAGGTTAAGCTGGTGGAGTGCTAATTTGATTGATTCTTATTCTAGAATGTGTGTTCCCCTTTTTTTTATGCTTAGCGGTTCTCTACTTTTAGGTAAGAAAGAGACTGTAAAGGATTTTTATTTTAAAAGAGTAAAGCGATTAGTGATCCCTTGGGGATTTTGGAGTCTTATCTATGGAGCGATTAATTATATTCAAGGAAATGAAGCAACTTCAATTAAAAGATTACTAGTTGGAACAGTTTGGACAGGTTTTTGGATACTACCTTTACTGCTTATAATTTATTTTGTTACACCTCTATTTAATTATTTGATCAAAAGAAATAAAAAGGCATTTACTTATAACTTTTTGATTGGGATGGGTTTATTTATGATAAGTGGAGGTCATTTACCACTTTATTTTGAGTATTCATTTTATTTTGTATTAGGGTATCTCTTAACAAAGCTAAAAATATCTAGACGAATATTTTTATTATCATTTATTGGAATGATCATTAGCCTGGGTATAATTGCTGGATTAACAAGTAGACTTTCTTTAATACATAACAGTATGATTTTAGATTATTATCACTTTCATACTTGGCCAGTGCTATTACTTTCAGTAACTTCATTTATTTTCTATAAAGGTCAAGCAGAGAGATACATAAAAAGAAAAGAAGTGGTGTCTCAAATTAAAAATCTAAGTATAGCCAGTTTTGGAATATATTTTATTCATATGCTGGTATTTAGAACTGGAATACACTTAGTATATTTCCCTAGTTATGTATTTATTCCTATAATTAGCATTGTTATTTATTTAGTTAGTTATCTTCTCATTAAAATAATGCAAAAAAATAAGTTTATTGGCCGACTAGTAGGTTGATAAGGCAATTCTTTTTTATTATTCCTATTTCTTCTTGATTGAATATGTTTTATTATTATAGTAATGAAAAAGAAAATACAATTTTTTAAAGATTGTGGTGTTGGTATAGTTACTGTTTTATTTCTTTTAGTTGGGACACTTTTATTTAAAAATATGCATGGATATAATGGCCCGATTAATGTTCTTGCTTTTATTTTTCCTCTATTTTTTATTCCTCTGCTTGTTTCAGTTTTTCATGATACAAGATATAAACAAACAAATTCAAAAGAATCATCAAAAAATTTAGCTGTCAAACCGGTATATAAGAAAGATACTTGTATTTTAGTTATTGGAACAATGTTAACAATTACTTTAATTGTTTCCATGATTGTTCTTTATTATGGTTGGTAAAACCGAATCTTTTTCAAATAGGCTTAATCTGGTAGAATATACGTCTCCTGTGAAACATTGCCCGATCGTCTAATGGCAGGACAGCGGCCTTTGAAGCCGTCAATCTTGGTTCGAGTCCAAGTCGGGCATCATAACTAATTTAACGAAGAAATAATGCTCGTGAGATATTAAATATCCACCGGTATTAATCAAGGCTTATTGCTGAAAAGTAATAAGTCTTTTTTAATACGATGAATAGCATTATATCAAACTATAACATTGATAACTCGCGCAAATTGTTGAATTTTGTTTCAACAATCTTTTCCGAATACTTTGGACAAAAAGAAACTTTAGCTATTAAGGCCCTGAAAAAAAGGGGTTTAACTAATCCTGAAATTGCAAGAGAGCTTAACTATTCAAGTGCAAAAGTTGTTGATCAAAAGGTTAGAAAGTTTGGAGGGGAGTTGTAATGCGAAAAGCAAAATCCCGACTCTCCCACAACAAAGGAAAGAAACTTTACACATACATTGAGTTTGGTTTAATTCCTAGAAAAAAAAGAAGTTATAGAAATCCTAAATCCGGCTTAACTGGATTTACAGCACTGGGTATTAGTTTGTTAATAACTGCTGCATTTTGTGTACTACCAGTATTAGCTAAAGAGCCAGAATTTATTAGTCCAATCCCACAAGAAGAAGAAATAACTGAGGATAATCTCGCGAGGGAGGTTCAGCAAGAAGAACAACAACTGGCTCAATCAGTCTTGAACGCTGAGCCTTTCCCGCAAGAAGATTCTCAAGATAGTTATTTGGAAGATGAAGATTATAAAACCTTCATGAAATTTTCAGAGTGGGTAGTTAAATACACTGTTCAACTTATTCCAACTAGAGGAAGACAAAGCGAAACAATAGGAATAATGCAATGTCTTCTTAATAGAGAGTCTCAACACACAGAAATGGACGAGAATACTCATCATGGCGACAACGGAATGGCCGGAGGCTCTCTTCAATATTGGGAAGAAACGTGGGTTGGTTACAGAAAACTCATGATTAAAGAGGGGTTAATAACAGAAATTGGTTCTAGATACGATGCTGAACAAGCTGTTTTCACTACCGTTTGGGCAATCAATAGTGGAAGAGCAAAGGCTTGGGGTCCCATTTTTAGAGACATGAATGGTACGCCGGGAAGAAATTGTTCAACACCTAGTTGGTACTAAGAACATTAAAAATATCTTTCAGGGGGAAATTATAAAGTACTTAATTAAAAAGAAGTTACTAATACTACAAATTTCGTTAATATCCCCTGAGCAATGTTCTTAATAAACAAATTATTAATTAGTAGGAGCGAGATATGAGCGCCATCATCTACAACCTAACAGTCACAGACAATAAAGGAAATGTGATTCGCGAGGTATCACACACATCACCATCAGTTTTAGTGATGGAACTGCCTGAGATAAAAGAACAAGCAGAACATTATTTAAAAGGGCAAAAAGAAGCTGAAGAAGAGATATTGTCAGCCCGAAAAATGATATGAGAAAAATTGAATATAGAACCTACAAAAGGCCATCTAACTTTGTGAAGCTTGAACAAGGTGATAACAGAGCGAAGATTGTTAGTGAGGGATATATCGGATACGAGCATGGAACAGTTAAGGATAAAAAATATATTCCACTTGGTCCATGTACTCAGTCATCAGTGTGTGAACACTGTAAGAAAAATAATCAACCAAAGCTTAGATATAAATGGGTTGTTTATTTACCAGAAACACAAGAAATAAAGGTTTTAGCAGTGGGAGTTGAGATAGGAGATGAGATTTGTCAAATAGCAGCTCTTTTAAACAAAATTACTTTTGAAGTGATTATTAATAAAGTTGGCTCAGGAAAACAAAGTAAGTATTCAGTTAAAAAAGTTGAGTCAACTGAGGTTGATGGTTCTACTTTGGTCCTAATCAAACAAGGAAGCGATTATTTGAAAATGAGGTACTTAAAGCAATGAAAACAAGAATAGTTTATCCACAACTATGGCTAGATGAAAAGTTTGCTAACTGCAAACAAGAAACTAAATTGTTTTTCATGTATTTGATTACTAATCAATCTTTAGGACTTTCAAGATATACAAGACTTTCTGATAGAAGGATTTCGTTTGATACCGGTTTAAATACTGTTCAAATAAATGATGCAAAAAAAGAATTAGAAGAGCTTAGTTGGTGTTTCTTTAAAGAAGAATGGATTTATCACAAACACGATTGTGCGTATGTCGATTATGTTAGGAATCAAAGAGTTGAAGCTGCAAAAGAAAAAGAGATTAACTCTGTTCCACAAGAAATAATCGAATACTTCAATGATTTTTGTTTAAACAAAGTTAAAACAAATATTAAACAAAGTTTAAATATAAATCATAAATCAAAAATCATAAATCAAAAACAAGAAACCACTGTGCCGCGCACTGGTCCCAAGTATCTTCAAGAGTTAGCCGCGCTAACCGAGGATGTTTTGGTTGAGATTTCTGATAAATATCAAGTTTCTCTCTCTTTTGTTACTTCAAAGAAAGATGATCTTGAGAATTGGGTTGAAGAAAAACCTAGCAGAGGTAGAGGGAGAAACTTCAAGAGAACCCTCATGAAATGGGTTAAAAAAGCCCTTGATGATGACCAAGTTAAAAAACAGGTCAAGTTTGAGAAGCCTGTGGTTCCAGCGATATCTGAAGAAGTGAGAGCTGCAAATATGGAAACTTTAAAAGAGATTAGGCAGAGATTTGGGAGGATTGCATGAAAATAACGACTGCGCAAACCCAAAGAGAGAGATTGCTAGAGCTTCTACAAGCTAGGGGTTTCAAAGGAGTTTATGTCTATGAAATGACTAATTCACGAACTGGAGGTCTTGGAATAGCCCAATACAACACAAGAATACATGAACTTAGAAAGAACGGCTGGGTAATAAATAACACTGAGCCAGGGCATTTTGTTTTAGTTGGAACAACTAAACCTAAGTCATTTTTAAAGTCAATAAAACTAGACAAAAAACAAAGATCAGAACTTAAGTCTAAAGAAAAACAGTTAGCTTTTTTTGAGAGGGTTTTAGCAAGTGGAATCACAGACGAGAATCTTATCAAAAGAAAAGAAAATCTTGAGTTGGAAATTAACATGATTAGCATAAGTGCTCTTTCACAAGAAGAACAGGCTGAGCTATTAGAACTAAATAAAAACGTGCAACAAACATTATTAAGTTAAAAAGGAAAAACATGTACAGATATACATTCAACTGTTCTTTGACAGAAAAAGATAAGGAAACAGAAAGCTTTGAAGCAATCATTTGTGATGAGAGCTTGTATTTAGCAAAAGACAGAATAGAAAAAATGCTATTAAAAGAATGGGGACACATAACCATGAGAGCATATCACGATGAGATTATGAGAAGTGAAAAGTTTTGGCAGTTAATTTTAGTAAATGTCGAATTTTTAAATAACTTTGACAATGAGCCTGAAAATGAAACAAGATAAAAAGTTTATTAACCAACACGAATTTGAGCATGTAAACCAAACTTATAAAGGTTTTTCATATGACTCAAAACTAGAAGCTAGATATGCAGCAAAACTAGATAGAGATATCAAAGAGGGAAAAATAGATCTTTGGGAAAGACAGGTAAAAGTTGAGTTATTTGGTGAAAACGGGTCAAGAGTTGCTGATTACAAAATAGATTTTGTTGTTTATCACAAAAATGGATTAACAGAATACGTGGAGGTTAAAGGGTTTGAGTCAGCTGATTGGAGACTTAAATGGAATCTTTTAGAGGATAAGCTCGGTAAAAGAGCAGATATAAAATTAAGCATTATTAGATAAATATTAAAAAGTATTAAGTAGGAGTAAAAATGAACTTTACACCAAACCAAATTAAGCCAAGCAGAGGCTATGCACTAGTTAAACCAGCTAAGGCTGAAAATAAAACAGAATCAGGGATTTACTTACCAGAAAACGATAACGAGATTCCTCAGCATGGAGTAATTATTAGTTTAGGAGCTACCCCATTAAAACTTAAGAAAGACTATTCAATGAATGAAATTCTCGATGGTCTTAGAGATGGAGTTACAATAATTTTCAAACAATGGACAGGAAGCGAGGTTGATCTGAATGGTGATAAATATCAGTTGGTGAAATTTGAAGACATATTAGCATTAGTAAGTAAGGAGGAAAAATAATGTCAGCAAAACAAATCATTTTTGACGAACTAGCAAGACAAAAGATTTTAAAGGGAGTGAGTATTGTTTCAAAAGCAGTAACAACAACCCTTGGTCCAAAAGGTAGAAATGTGGCTATTGATAAAGTATGGGGCCCACCAGCAGTTATTCATGACGGAGCTTCAGTAGCAAAAGAGATTGAGCTTGAAGACAAGTTTGAGAACATGGGCGCTCAATTAATCAAAGAAGCTGCAAGTAAAACTAATGAAGAGACTGGAGATGGGACTACCACTGCTACTCTACTCACAGAACAGATTGTTATTAATGGGATGAGACATATTGTTTCTGGTGTTAATCCCATGAGTATGGAGAAAGGCATTAAAAAAGCTGTTGAGGCAGTTATTAAAGAAATTAACAGAATCTCTAAACCAGTTTCAGAGAAGGATTGGGAAAAAGTAGCCACTCTATCGGCTCAGAATGAGGAGATTGGAAAGAAGATTGCAGAAGCATACAGATTAGTCGGAAAAGACGGAATTGTTGAGGTAGAGTCAGGTAGATCAATGAATATTGAGATTGAGCATAGCGAGGGTATGGAGTTTGATCGGGGTTATATTTCTCCTTATTTTGTAACAGATAGAGAAACAATGACAGTCGAGTTAATCGAGCCAGTCATCTTCATCACTGATTACAAATTAATGTCTAGAGCAGATATTCTTCCTCTAATTGAAGTGCTTATGAAAAATAACATGAAGAATTTTGTTGTTATTGCAGATGATATCGGTGGAGAAGCTCTTCAAACATTAGTCGTCAATGTATTAAGGGGAGTCTTTAATTGTGTAGCACTTAAGGCCCCAGGATATGGAGATAGGAGAAAAGCTATCTTAGAAGACTTATCTGTACTTACTGAAGCAGATCCAGTTTTCCAAGATGCTGGAGATAGGCTTGATCAAGTTGGCGTTGAAAACCTTGGAAAAGCAAGTTTAGTCAAAACAACTAGACAAACCACGACTATGGTCGGTCTTGGAAACAAAAATGAGATTCAAGCCAGAATCAAACTAATTGAACAAGAAATTGAAGCAACTAACTCAGAGTTTGATAAAGAAAAACTTGAAGAAAGAAGAGCTAAATTAGCCTCTGGTATTGCTAGTATCAAAGTTGGAGCAGCAACAGAAGCTGAAGCAAATAACCTCAAAGAAAGAGTCAAAGATGCTAAAGAGGCAATGAAATCAGCCTTAAACTCTGGAATTATTCCAGGTGGTGGAGTTGCTCTACTTAAGGCTAGAAGAGTTTTAGACAAAGTTAAATGTTCTTCTGAAGATGAATTAGCTGGTGTCAGACTCATTAAACACATTCTTAGTCTTCCAATTAGAAAACTCATTGAAAACTCTGGAGAAGATGCTGGATGGATTGTTAAAAGAATCGAAGAAGATGCTAATGACAACTTTGGTTACAACGTCATGACCGGAGAGTTTGTTGACCTAGTAGTTAATGGAGTTATTGAACCTGCCTTAGTTGCTACTTCATCACTCAAAAACGCAGCTTCATCAGCAGCTATGATTCTAACAACAGAATGCTTGATCACTGACGTTGAAGAAAAGAAAGTAGAAGCATAGTTTTAAATCATCCATCGTTAACTTACCGGTGGGTGAAAACAAAATTATAAACAACAGGAGAAATATGAAACATTTTTTTAAATTACTAACCAAAATTGAAAAATGGATTATCTATCCAACACTTAATAAAGTTATAAAACTCATGAAAGGACAAAATGTCTAAAACAATAACAATAAGCGATGAAACCTACGCCTTAATCAAAGAACAGGTTGAAAAAGATAATAAAGAGTCTAGTAAAACTAAGATTCAAATCAAAACAATAGTAGGAGAATTACTCTTTGAGAGTGAAAAAGAAACTATTAAAGAAGCAGTAGTTGAAGCAGTTAGCGAAGGTGCTGACTTGGAAGGTGCTAACTTGGGAGGTGCTTACTTGAGAGGTGCTGACTTGGAAGGTGCTAACTTGGGAGGTGCTTACTTGAGAGGTGCTAACTTGGAAGGTGCTAACTTGGAAGGTGCTAACTTGGAAGGTGCTAACTTGGAAGGTGCTAACTTGGAAGGTGCTGACTTGGAAGGTGCTAACTTGGGAGGTGCTGACTTGGGAGGTGCTGACTTGGGAGGTGCTGACTTCTACCAGACTAAGTTTTACGGAAAAGGTGGCACAACTAAAATAAAAAAGAACCAAGTAGGCGACTTCTTCAAGGCACTTGGAGTAATTGTGGAGGAGTGATCCGGTGCCCCCCACTCTTCCTGCCCTACCAGCAAAAAAGGACTCACAACTCAAAGTAATTAATGAGCCAAAACAGTTGTCGAAAACTTCAACAGTTCAAACAGTGTTTAAACCAACTGCATCCATGAAATTATGGATTGCTACATCAGCAGATTTAATGACAAATAATATTTCTGAGATTGCTGATGAATGTGGAATTGATCGCACCAGTTGGTATAAATGGCTTAAAAAACCCGGATTCCTCGAATGGTTTGAAAAAGAAAAAGAAAGATACATGGTCCTTTTAAGACACAAGCTAGACAATATTGGAGTTCAAAAAGCCAGTAATGACTTCAAATACTGGAAAGCAATGCAAAAAATAGCTGGTCGTGATGTTTCTGAAGAAGCACCTGCTGCACCATCATCAGCAGTTCAATTTAACTTTAATTCAAACAAGTATGTAAAGGAAAAAGAGTAGCTCTGAAAAATGAAATACGTTGACTACAAAGCATTCATCGAAGACAACTTTATGCTCATCAACAAAAAAGGTGAGACTATTCCTTTTATTTTAAATAACACTCAAAATCACATTTATTCTCTACTTCAAGAAGACTACCCAGATTTTAAAGGTATTAGAGAGAATTGGCTCAAGTTTAGACAGTGGGGTGGCTCAACATTCGTAGTCGCAATGTTCACAGTTGATTTTATTCTCTCTGAGTTAGGTGAAATGCCCTTATCATTCTCAGACGTTTATTCACATAAAGATGATGAAACAAGTGTTCACTTTAACAGGATGAGCTTTTTTTACAACTGTTGGATAGCTAAATCATTTCATGTTAACAATGATTCAGACATCTATAAAATCAGAAAGAAACTCCTCAAATCAGACGAGCAGGGTGAAAAGATCGAAGGAATGAGAGGCTCTGCATTTGGTACACAAACTGCTAGTGCTAAGGTTTCTGGAAGAGGTGGAACCAAACAAAATTTATTATTTACTGAGATTGCTTTCTACCCAAATACCGAAGTAATAAATGCTAAAAAGCTTGTTGTTGGCGCATCTAAACAAGTTGATGACGGAGTTGGAAAAATTTTTAGAGAATCTACTGGAAACATGTCTGGCGACTATTTCCATACAGAATATGAAATAGGTAAAGATCCAAACTCAGAATACACAAGTAGGTTTCTTGGTTGGTGGCTACACCCTGAATACTCCCATGAGCCCCCAGCCGAGTGGCAAATTCCCAAGTATTATCTACAAATCATTAATGACTATGGAGTTACAAGAGCTCAATGCTTTTGGCACTTTAGAAAGACTCGTGGCCTAACTGATTTAGAAGAACTAAGAGAATATCCAACTTATGACGTTGAAGCCTTTTTACTAGGGGGTGATCCCTACTTTGAAAAAGAAGCTATTAATTACTATTCAAAAATAATTAGAAAACCAATTAAAAAAGGAGCTGAATTAAATCTAGCTTATGCAGGAATTTAGAGTATATAGAAAAATCGAGAAAGGTGAGTTTTTCATAGTCCCCGGAGACTGTGCCCAAGGTGGTGGTGATTTTAATTTTGTACCATTTTTGAGCTACAAATATTTAGACTGGCCTATTGTTTATGCTAACGATGGAGTTGCAGCAACAATGACTCCTGATATTCATAGATCTTTAGAGTACCTTTTTGACTTAACTGGTGTCCCTCCGGTAGTTGGACTAGAAAGACAAAATGGTGGATCAAGTGAAATGGAGAGACTTAGAGTTTTAAATAGAAAAAATAAATATACACTTTATGTAATGAAAAGCAGAGGTAAGACCGAAGGTGAAGAAGAAACAAAATTACTTGGTTGGGATACTAACTCAAGAACAAGGCCATATTTAGTTGGAGACTGGAAAGATGCCTTTGATAGCCATGCAACTAAGATTTATGACCAAATGATGCTAGATCACCATAAAACCTTCATCAAAGGAAGAGGTGGCAAACCACAGGCATCAAGTGGAAACCACGATGATGGTGTTATGTCCCCTGCTATTGGTTGGCAAATGTACCAAACAGAAAGACCTCCAACCATTGAGTCTAATCAAGGAGATTACCCAGAAGACGAATTGTTTAATAAAGATGGGTGGTATTAGTTATGCAAAAAAACACACTCACTACTATCGAACTAGACAAAAAAGAAGGATTAGTCTCTGAAGCTATTAAACAGTCACGGATTAGTGATTTAAACAATTCATTTATCAAAACAATAACCGAGGCTTTTAAAGAAGGTAAGAAAATATCAGATTATTTTGAAGAGAGGCTAAGAACTAGTCACAGTCCAATGGGCAACGATTACTTTAGAGAGCTTTCCATTGTAAGGCAAAGATCAATATTATCACAAAGAACTTTAGATAGCATTGAATCAATTATTACTAACTATGAGACCAGATTGCGCAGTATACAAACTAGTTCAAAGGAGGAACAATGAACGAAATTTTAATAATTATTGCTGTGCTATCAGCAATTGCTTTCTTTTTAGGAAATAAAAATACCCTAATTGCTTCTTATGAAGAGAGTCCAGATCACCAACTAAGAAATTACGATAAAGAGACTTGGAAACATATTGTTTATAGTAAATCTATGCCCAAAGTGGTTGTTCTAACTGCTTATGAATTAGACTCAATTTTCACTAATTCTGCTTTTTTAGTTAATCCAACTAACTATGGGAAAGAGGCTAGGTTGGGTGAAATGATTGGTCTTCTTAATGGAACCAGGATCTATAAAAGCAGGAGTTTAAAGTGAAACAAAGCATTACAAAACAGCAACTAGTAGAGCTTGATGAAAAACAAAGAATTGAGTTAAGAAGATTTGTTTTAGAAAAATTCCCTAGTTCAAGGGCAGAGTTAATGCAGTGGGAAGTTTTAATAAAGCCTCCTCTCCCTCGCCTTTCAATAGGCCATATGATTGAGTTTTTACAGTCTGAAAAGGAGATAGATCTATTTATTGACAGAGTTGGTTCATGGGAAGTTGAGTTAGATCATGGGAAAGAAAATCGTTTCTCTGAGAGAAGTTTTGAACGAGAAGAACTTTGTGACGCCCTCTGGGAAGCTGTGAAAGAAATACTAAATAACCAATGACAACACTAGAACGATTAATAGAACTGGCTGCTAAGTCTACTAAATTCGGTCAATTAAACATGACTTTAGGCGTTCACAATGGTGAAATTAAATACCTTGAAGGTAGTGAACACTCCTCAAAAAATTTCTCTGCTGCCGGTAATAGAGAGGCTATTGAATACCTTCTACAATCACTAGCAAAAGAACAAAACATATCAAGCACAGGTGCTCTAACAGTCACGTTTGAATTTATTAAAGGTGCAATAAAAAAGGTTCACACACACAGGAGTTTTAGACATAATTTGACAGAACAAAAGCAATAGTGTAATACTAGTTATAGTCTTCTCAGCACAATTAGTTGAGCGACCCAAATGTTCCAAATGTGGAACGGGGTCGCTTTTTTTGTTGTCTGAAATAAAAATGCGGGAGAGTGTGAAGGCAGCACAGTGGACTCATATCCCACAGGATCAGGTTCGATTCCTGATCCCGCGACAAAAAACATGGCAAAAAACAAAAAAACAAAGACCAGCCCAACACAAGACAAAAAGGTTGAAGAGAAAAATAATCAACCAAATGAATCTGCTAAAAAAGATGTAGCATCATCATATAAAACACTTTCATCACAGTTTGAAGCAGCTGAAGAATATCAGGGAAAAGCTAAGGATGATCCACATTGTTCATGGAAAGAAAAAGAAGCAATGCTTCTTGGCCGGAACATGGACTCTGTTAGTAATCAATCTAAATCCCAAGTATTTGATCCAAGGCTATCAACAATCATTATCGAGAGAATGAATCGTGTTATGGCTCAACACGCCACTGGGAAAGTTAGAGCCCTTGATAATGCAAAGGATTTGTTGCCTACTACCGTTTTAGATTTAATTCTTAGTAGATACATTATTCCCAATGCAGATTCACAATACGATTTATTAACGAAGTTTAAACTTCAAGATTTTTATTCTCTGGCAATGGGATCATATGTTTCACTTGTAGATTATAGAATTGACAATGATTACATTGGGCCAGATAACTGGCTAGTTCCTCTTAGACACTTTTTCCCTGAAGCCAATGCTATTAACGACATGAACCATTGTTTTATTGATACATGGGTTGATAGATCTTGGTTAGAAAAAAGACCAAAAAGTACTTGGAAAAATATAAACAAAATCCTAGCTCATTTAGATGAGAACAGCGCAGACAAAGACAATGAGCAACAAACACTCTCAGAAGAAGAAAATAGAATTACTCCAACAAAAGGTAAAAATAGTCAAAAGATTCACTTAAGAACAAGGTACGTAGCTGATCAATGGTCAACATATGCTGTTGATGCTTCAAGCCTTGAAGATGATTCCATTTGTAGAGATTTTGCAAATCCACAGGGGAATAATGAGATTCCTGTTGTTGTTAAACATGCTTTTCCATTGATGGATAGATTTTATGGGTTAGGCGAGTTCGAGAGAGGTAAAACCCTTCAATATGCAATTAATTCACTTTGGAATCTCTATCTTGATGGACTAAAGATGAGGATTTTCCCTCCAATGATTGTTAGAAATGGAAAAGTAATTAGATCAACTCTTGGGTATAGGCCGGGAGCAAGATGGGAAGAGACTGAACAAAATGCAATTAGACCTTGGCAAACCGGTTCTCAAAGTGAACAGGCTTTCCAAGCCACCTACTCTACTCTGATTGCTGCTGCTATGAATATGGCAGGAACTACAAATGTTACCACAGCTGACGTTGTAGATCCGGGAATGGGTAAAACTCCTGCTGCTATAAAAAGCATGGGTGCACGTGAGTCAAGTAGAGATGCATGGGATAGATATTTAATGGAAAAGACAGTTGAAAAGACCTTTAACCTAATGGTTGATCTTTTAGTCAAGAAACAAGAAAAGCCAATTAACTTTGACATATTTGAAGGTGAAATTAGAAAGCTCCAAAAAATTGCCCCAGAACAAGTTGGAAGTATGGCTGAGATCTTTGAGTCAAAAACATACGGGAAAATGAAAGTTGATAAAGGAATATTGGGCGGTGGTCAACACAAATATAGATTTGATATTGATGCCGGAACTACTGGAAAGAAAGATCAGGAACAAGAACACTCAGCAGTTACTGAAACACTTGGTTTACTCACTAAAGTACCTGGAGCCCTTGAAGAAGCCAAACAAACAGGAAAAGTTAGATTTGGAAATGTGACTATTGATTTTGGTGAATTAATGAAGAGGCATATTGTTACTTCAAGCATTCAGGATTGGGATCGAATTGTTACTGAAGATGAATCTCAAGATATGTCTGGGGAAATGCCTCAACAAAGTGTAGAAGCCGAAGAGCCAATGGATCCAGAAACACAAGCGAGATTGCAAGAGATGGAGCAAGTTTTTGGAGGAGTCCCAGATCAAAATAATATTGGAATGTCTCAAGGAGGTATGCAATGAGAAATATAGAAACAGCAATTCCAATCCAGCATTCTGTTGGTGATGTCGAAGATTTTATTAACCCTCCAAGTAAAGTTGTTAAGGAAGATGAGGCAGTTGCAGCATTGGCACAAGATCCTGGTTGGCAAATAGTTGAGAAAAAAATGATTGAAGAAGTTGAAAGGTTAAGGACAGTTGAAAAGACTGAAAAAGAATCATTTGAGCAATATGGCTTCAGAGTATATGCATCTCAATTATGTATTAAGAAGCTTGAATGGGTAATTAGAAATGTCAGAGCAACAGAAGAAGCAATCAACTCAGGAGCTGTCTAAAGAGAGCTATGAGGTTGATGTTGATGCTCTGATTAGACAAAAAAAGGCTCAGATACAGGGTCACACTTGGAGACAAAGAGGGCCTTGGTTAGTTTGCATAAGCTGTGATCATAAGCACTCGTCATGGCTTGGTATGAATAAGGAATTAATAGGGATAGATGAAAAAGGAGAACCAATAGTGCGTGTTCTAAAGAGGTGAGTTTACGCTAACTCGCCTGTTTAGAGTACACACTCTCGAGAGGTCGACCCATCGTTAAGTGGTCAGTAAATAAAGCAGAAAGGTTATATGGATCCAAATCAAATCCAAACCACTCCTGAAGTGTCGCAGGAGTCAACTTCGCGAGTTGAAGATGAACAGACATCAGTAGTTGAGGATCAACCTCAATCGGAAGATAAGCCAGAAGAATCAACAGAGGCAGTGGAAACTGAAAATGTATCCGTTAAGTCTGAAGATGATTTAAATGGTGAAAAAACTTCTGAAGAGGTAGAGGGTCAACAAAAACACGAGGAAGATAGAAGGCCGACTCGCGCAGAAAAAAGATTACACACTCTTTTAAAGAAAGGTCAGAATAAAGGTTCATTTATTGACATGGTTAACTCTATGCCAGAACCTCAACCAGATGAAAATGGTTTTTTCACAGCTGATCAAGTTAAACAACTTGCAGCTAGAGAAGTTGCTCAGACACTTCAAATGGAAAGAGAGGTGCATGAATATCAGGCACAGACTGAAGAGTTCGTTTCTGATATTGAAACAGTTGGAGAACAGATACTTAGTGATTTTAAAGATAATCCTGAGTTAGCTGAAGAAGTTAATCAAATTTTAACTGAACAACTCCAGGCTGCAAATCTTAGAACTGATGCGAATGGCAATCAAATTCTCGTGCCAGTACAAAGAGCAAGTCAGTTGTACGCAAAACTTAAAAAAGCACTTAATTTAACAGAAAAACAGGGTACCGAAAAGGCAACAGCCACTTTGGCTAAACAAGCAGCTGAGGGAGCATTAACGCCTGGAAATCAAACCCAGAATAATAATGAATCTCTCCAAGATCTTGAAAAAATGTTATGGAGTAACCCAGCTAAAGTTAGAGAAACGCTACAAAAAAGATTGCCACGCAATAATGACTAGAAAGGCATAAAATGTCAGCCGAGACAACAACAACCAGATCAGATGAAATGATGATGCTGTATAGCGCCCAATTCCTTGAAAGAGCAAAGGAATGGTTAACTCACAGAGAAGGTTTACAAAAAGGTAAACAGAAAAAAGGATCTGGTAAAACCACAACTTTTAATAGATTAACTCCTCTTGCTAAGGCAACTACCCCTTTGACAGAAGGTAATAACCCAACTGAGGTTTCTATCGCTGGTACCACTGTTACTTTAACATTGGCCGAATATGGAACTACTGTAAAGGTTAGTAAACTTTTAAAACTTACATCTATTGACGTAGATGCTGAGGAAAAGGTTGAGTTAGTTGGTCAAAACATGGGTGAAACCCTTGATGAGTTAGCTAGAGATGCCATGTATTCAGGAGCAACTGCACAATTAGCTGGTGCCAAATCAGCTTTATCTGATGTTGCTGCTACTGACGTACTTGACTACTCAGAGACCAGAAAAGTTGTCCGTTCCTTAAAGAAACAAAAAGCACTTAGATATAGTGATGGTAACTACTTAGCAAAAGTAGGCCCAGATTCATCTTTTGATGTTATGGGTGATGCCACTTGGACAAGTGTAAATGTTTATAACAAGGGTGGAAAACAAATCTATAACGGTGAAATTGGTCGCTTAGGTGGTGCTAGATTTATCGAAACAACCAACCAGAAGTCAGAGAGTTCAACAGTAGATGTTTACTCAAACTTCTTCCATGGTAAAGGTGCAGTTGGTGAGCACAACCTCGAAGGTGATATGCCAAGGTTATATATCAAAGTCCCTAATGCCAATGACACGTCTAACCCAGCAGACAGATACAGCACAATTTCTTGGGCTGGTTCCTATGTCGCTAAGGTGTTAATTGCAGCTTGGATTTACAACGTCAAAACCGGTGTAACCGCATGATGATAGTCACAACAAAGTGATTTGACTCATAGGGAGGGGTGGAGAGATCTACCCCTCCCAAAGAAAAAAAGATATGAAAACAACAAGAGAAGCCGAATTAGAACTTTTAGAAATAGCTAGAGATAAATCTAGGAGTTTAGGCCATGAAATAAAAGAAAATAGACGATCATCAATATTAGAGAGTGTCTATGAACAAACAAAGGATCCTTATCTAGAGAAGATGAGGTTAGAACTTCAAAAATGGATTATTTTCGGCTTAGAACAAGTCCCTGATGAAGGAGATGAACCAACTAAAGATCAGAGAATGGCAATGGCAAAGGCCGAATTTATGATTGGAGAGTTGGAGAAAAAAGTTCAAAAATATATCAAATCCCCTGGAATACAAGAACAAATTGTTAGAAAAATGAGTCAGCACGATCCCGAATATGCTGAATCAATAGTAGTTAAACAAAAAAGGAGGTCATCATGACTGAAGGTCAAGAAACCCAACCAAGACCACTGGAAGAAGCCAGTAGGAAAGAACTTAATCAAATAGCTGATGAGTTCGGTGTCTCAAAAAAAGGCACTAATGAAGAAGTTATTACTCGAATCAGGGCAGCAAAGGATCCTCAACCAGTTGATGAATCTGAAGGTCAAGAACCAGATGTTGAAGAAGATGTTGAAGCAGAGCCTCAAAAAGCTACTTCAACCCCAGTTCGTAGAAAAAAGCCTGAAGAAGTTTTTTCTGAATCAATGAGAGAGGTTAGTATTGTCTTAGCAAATGCTCCAAGTGTTCTCGACATTATTAGAGTAAAGAGAACAATACGAACAGATGATAGTGAATTTAATGTTGATGGTTATGCTTGGGCTGATAAATCTGGTGAAGCAATGAGAATTAGAAGAAAAATTAAATCAGTTTTAGAAACTGCATGGCAGTCTGGTGCTCTTAACTATGAATCAATATCAAGAAGCTTAAGAGTTTCTGATATGTCAGTAAGAGCATTGCTAGATGAAGAGTTTATTGCAGCAAACGGATTCTAAAGATATGAAAATAGCTGCTGTAAAGTCTCACACTAAATCACCCTCTGGAAAGAAAAGGCTCTCTCCAGTTGATTATTGGCGAACAGTATCTCCGCTTAGAAAGTTAGCAGAGGTATCGGGTTTGCAAATAGATGAGTTTGACGGTTATGAATCTCATGATTTTTCAAACTATGATTTAGTCTGGTTTTCCTACATGGATAATCCAGTTCCTTTACAGCAGCTTCAAAAACAAAGAATCAGATGGAGCGTTGATTTTGATGATGATTTTATTAATCTTTCTCCATTTAATCCAGTTAGAGAACAGTATCCAAGATCAAGTAATGAATATAAAACATTACTCTGGTTAATCAAAAATGCTCCATATTTAACTGTTTCAACCAACCATTTAGCGAGGGTTTATTCAAAGTTTAGGGATCCTTCCCTTGCACCACCATTTGTTTTAGAAAACAGAATTAACCCGGATTTCTATAAAAAAACAGAAAAAGTTGATCATGGTGGCATAACATTTTCATGGCAAGGTGGCTTCACTCATCATGCTGATATCTTCCACACTCCATTCTGGGGAGCCATGTCATACATACTTGGTAAATACCCAGATGTTAAGTTAAAAATACTTGGTGGCATACCAGATGATTTTTATTCAGAAATGCCACAAGTGAAATGTTTTGAGGGAACAAGTGACTATCAAGACTTCGCTCAGAATGTACTGCCAGATTTTTATAAAGATGTTGATGTGGCCCTCTGCCCTCTCGAAGATAATGTGTTCAATGATTCAAAGAGCTCAATTAAGGCCCAAGAAGCATTGATTAACGGCATTCCGGTAATTGCATCAAACGTCAGACCATATCAAGAATTATCATCACATCTTTACGGTATAGATCTAGTTGAAACAACAAGAGACTGGATTGATGCAATGGAGAGACATATTAACAGCACAGTCATGATGGACTATGCTCAGGAAGTAGGAAAAGTTTCTTTAGATAAGTATGTTTCTAAATATGAGAAGTATATAAGTGCAGTTGTTCAAGATTTACCAATTCATTCAAGGCCAACGCTATCAATTTTGAAGAAAGGAAGCTTATCAATAATTCTTTCATGCACGAGATTTAGTGATTTAACTGGCTCTGAACTTTATAACTACGAATTAGCAAGGGCGCTGAAAAAACTCGGCCATGAAGTAACAATAGTCTCGAACTATGGAGGACAACTTCAAGAAAAAGCCGAAAATGAGGGTATAGAATGTGTCGGTTTTCCAGACGTGGCATCTCTAAGTCCAGATCTAATCATTTCTTCTCATTTTGAGCCTACTTCCCTACTTCAAAAGTCATTTACCTGCCCAATTATCAATGTAATTCATTCTCAAAACGAATCCCTGTGGGAAATTGAAAGGCCAGTTATTGGTTGTGACCACTACATTGCTGTTAGAGACACAATTAAAAATAAAATAGCAAAAGAAGGTATCCACCCCGATCAAATCCATGTTATTGGAAATCCAATAGACTTTGAAAGGTTTAACCGGAAAGACACAAGTAGTGATTCAACTATTTTATTTATTGGCCCTATGGATCACTTAAGAAAGAGAGTTATTAGAGATATTAAAAAAGTAGCTGAGGAAAAAGGATTAAATGCTAAGTTTGTCGGTAGAGATCAAGAGATTAAGCCAACTTGGGATACTGAAGAACATACTAAAAAATGTGAGATGGTTGCCTCTATTTATGTTGGAAGAACAGCTCTAGAGGGTTGGGCTTGTGGTAAAGCTGCTTTAATCTATGACGTTAATGGACGAGGAAAAATACTCTCAAAATATATAGTTGCTCCACCAAAAGATATTGAGAAATATAACAGCATAAATATAGCTGAAGTGATACTTAAATTAATATGATTACTTTACTTCTACCATCTAAAGGCAGACCAGAAAAAGCTAAAGAGGCAATAGATTGCTTTAACAGATGCAAAACAGATTATTCTCAACTTATCTTGGTTTTAAACGAGGGAGATGAATATAACCTAGATGTTCCTACTATCCATGTCCCTGCTAACAATATGTGCGAAGCAGTTAATCTTGCATCTAAGTATGTTGAAACTGAAAATATTGGTTTTATTGGTGATGATCACCATATAAGAACAAAAGGATTTGACAAAATACTTGAGGAAAAATTAGAGGAAAATCTTATTGTTTATGCTGATGATTTACTTCAGAGAGAAAAACTAGCTACTCAATGTGTTATGAGAACTAATGTTGTTAGAACACTTGGTTATATGGCAATACCAGGGTTAAAACACCTTTATATGGATAACTTCTGGATGGAGTTAGGGGCTCAGTTTGTTCCAGAAGTAGTTATTGAACATATGCACTATTTGAATGGTAAAAGCCAACATGATGAAAGATACAAAGAAGTTAATAGTGATGCAATTCACTCTAATGACAAAAATGTATTTGAAAACTGGAAAAGAACACAAAAAATAAACGACTTAAGAAAACTAAATGGAATATAAGCTTTTTGACCAACCACATTCACATGACCATGATTTCTATAAAGATAGAGTTATGGCAGACCATATCAATCAAGGAGACCATAGACCTAGATTGCTTCAGGTAGCTGATGAAGTATTGGAGTTATCAAAGCTTGATGAAATAAAAACAATCGGTGATTTTGGTTGTGGCAATGGTGGCCTAGTTAACTATTTATCAGGTATGGTTAGCCAGAAGGTATATGGCTATGACTTACAACCATCTAATGTTAACTTTGCAAAAGAAAAAGGCAGACCAGTTGAACTCAAAGACTTCATTAATGAAGAGGTTGAATATCCTGATTTAATAATTTGCACAGAGACTCTAGAACACTTAGTTAGTCCACACGACTTTCTCAAAAAAGCTAGTAAAAAAGTTAGGTATATAGTTGCCTCTACTCCAGGATATGAAACAGAAACATTCCACGCTCCATTTCATTTGTGGGTTTGGACAGAAGACTCATTTAAAGACATTTTTAAGGATTTTGAGATTATTAAATTTTATAAAACTAACTTTCAGTTTGTAGTGGCAAAATCATGTTCTTAGTTACAGGTTCAACTGGTTTTATTGGCTCAGCTCTATCTAAAGCCCTCCCAACAATACCCGTTGAAGTATCTAACCTACCAAGAGTTCACGCTGATTACTTTCTACATTTTGGAGCACCTTCATCCCAAGTACTATTTAATGAAAATGATTTGTGTATAAAAGAAACAATAACTGATTTCATTAAAGTAGTTGAATACTGTAAAAGGAGACATTTAAAGTTAATATTTCCATCAAGTTCAAGTGTTTATACCGGGATTAATTCTTATGCTCACACTAAATTGTCACTAGAAAATATCGCTAAGGCATATGGTGTTAATTTCTTAGCATTGAGAATATTCGCTGGGTATGGTCCGGGTGAGGAACATAAGAAGTACTATGCAAGTGTAATTTATCAATGGATTAAACAAGTATATTTAGGAGAAATCCCAACTATATTTGGTGATGGCGAACAATCAAGAGACTTTATTTATATTGATGATATTATTAACTTTATTGTTAATAACTTAGATAAAAGTGGAGTAGTTGATGTCGGTACTGGAGTTAATACGAGTTTTAATCATGTAATTAGCTTAATTAAAAAGCATTCATTTTTAAACATTGAACCTAAATATATTAAAAAACCCAATAATTACATTTCAAAAATAGAGTGCTCTACTCCACTAAAGTCATTTGTTAGTGTCGAAAGTGGGATTAAGAAGATAATTAAATCTCTCAATAGTTAGTAAGTAGTGCAGTCCATTCCTGAGTAATTACCTAAAATATCGTACTTAGCGTTACAGTTTGTTCTCTCAGTTTTTGGTATTTGAACTTTTGGTGGGTCTGGTATTTCTATTTTTCTTTGTTGGATTACCTGAACCGGTTGTACGTTATCTTCTTTAATTGATAGTTTTTGACAATTTTCTCTAGTAGTTTTCACAGAAACTCCATCAACGAAACATTCAATTTCTTCAAAACTATTGCCAACCTGCTCATCTTCATTATTTGAAAAAACATTTGGAAATAATAAAAACGCTACTAGTGAGGTAATAAAAATAAATATGATTATTGATGTCGTTTTTATTGCACTTTTAATATCTTTCCACTCTTTTTTTATGGCAAGATATATTGTTTGGAAAATTAGTATCAAAAAGGAGAAAAAACCTACAAAAATAGATAATGTAGTTAGTGAAGATCCAAAATCAGTGTCACTCACTAGCAACGAGATTAGAAATGTAAAGCAAGAAGTTGACCATATCGAAATTAGGATCTTAGAGAAGTTTTTCATAGTTTATTTACCAAATATTTGCACACAGTAGTTATTGTTACATTTCAGACAGGAGTATATAAAGTTCTTTTCTAATATTCTTTTGTGAGATGGTGACTCTAACCACATTTGAAGAGTATTCTCTTCGTTTGTAGTGTTTTTAGACAAATTTTCAGCAATTTGGTTGAAGTCTTTTATTGTTCCAATAAATCCATCATGAGACCATTTTTTTTGTATTTCATCAACTCTTTTATTGGCGTACTCACAAAGTAAGTCATTCTTTTCATATTGGGCTAAATTATTTTCTTCCCTCCATGCATTAACTATTCTTAATAGCTCAACCTCATTAATAATATATTCAGTTTTTTTATATTCAGATTTATTTAAGTTTGAAGATACATTGTATGCATACACAAATAGACCACTAAAAATAACACCTATAAATAGGGTAAAAACAGCAATAATTTTTATTATTTTCTTTAACATATATAGCTATAAATCAACCATTTTTGATCTTGATATTATACCATTTCTATGTATATACTGATAGTGTCTTCTCAACAAGGCTTGTTGAGTGACGGTTTAGGCACTAATATGGTGTGTCTACCTTCACTCGATGCAGAGCAGAAGGCAGATTCCCACATTATATTTTTTTCTAAATGACATCTGAGTAACTAGCTCAAGGTTTTTAAATTGAAGATTTCTCGATGCAGGGAATGAACATTTAAATGTCTGATGTAGGCTCCGATTAATAAGTGATGAGTTAAGAATTAACTTACCTACTTATTGTCGGAGCTTTTTTGTTACCTCTAGATTTTTAGAAATAAAAGTTATTAGGAGGAAATATGGCAGGAATCTTTGGGATAATGCCCCATCAAAATACACAATATAGTTGGTATAACCCTAAGAGATACGATTTAGGTGTCTCAGAAGCGGCTCAAGGTTTATTCAAAGGGAATACTTCACTTTCAAAAGACTTAGGAAGTAACTTAGTTGGAGGCAGTCAAGTTCCACAAAACGACATATATCGTGCAGATCGTGATGTTCAGCGTGAGTGGGCTGCTGGTCCAGATAATCAGTCATACGGTTATGGTGAATCAGGATATCAAGCTGCTAAAGATGCTTCAAGAAGTGGTCAAGTTTTGGGTTTAGAAGGTCCTGAAAAATCTACAAACCCAGCACCATCTCCACAAGGGATTAATTTAAAAGACCCAAACGCTAATCCTGGAGCAGGTTATTTTTGGGATGCAGCTGATGGCTGGAAAAGATCTGGTGGAGATGGTGCTCCTGATTTATATGCAGAAATAAATAGTGCATTCGATGATGTCCTCGGTGGAATTGGTGGCCAACAAGTAGATCTTGAGGGAAGAGTAAGGACAAGTGGAGACACTCAAAAACAAGGCATTAATGAGCAGTTAGGTTATGGAATAGAAAATCTAGATACTCAGCGAGGTAATGTCAGGTCCAATCAAGCCTCTACTCTAGCAGATTTATCTCAAAACTTAAGAGATTCAGCAAGAAACGTTAATATGTATTTAGGTGCTAGAGGAGCAGGAAATGGCAGTGCAACTCAAGCATCTTCATTTGCTTTGACCAAATTATTTGGTAAAGAGAGAGCTGGAGTACAAAAACAAGGATCTCAACAGTTAGCTGATATTGATATGGCTGAAACCAATCTCAAATCAAAAGCATCAGAGATGTTAAATAGTGTTGATACCTGGGTTAACAGTCAGATGACTGATATTGCCACTAAGTTCAATGATTTAAGAAATAACATTGGAATGATGAAGGGCCAGATGAGAGCTCAAGCAGTTGAATCTCTATGGAATGAATATAACAGGGTTCAGTCAATGAGAGAGCAATATGCAATGGCTATTGCTGAGTCAGCTAGAAGTAGGTTGGGTCAATTAAATAACCTCAAATTAGAACTATCAAACTCATCTAATTTTGATCCACAGTCAATGGTTTTCAATGAATACGGATTTAATCCAGCTCAATCATACATGCCTGAAGATCAGACAGTTTTGAATCCTCTTGCATTGGCTAGAAGAAAAGATGAGGAGCTTAATTAAAGGCCTTAAAGAAAGGAGCCTCTATGAGTTCACTTCTTAACTTTGCTAAAAGACTAAAAAAAGATGTAGTAAACACTCTAGATAGAGACAAGAGCCGTGAGGGTTTTCAGTTGATATCTCAAAACCAGAAAAGTTTTGTTGACAGTGGTGTTGAAAGAGTAAAAAGCAGTTTCTCAAACCCACAAAAATATAATTTTTACGGAGAATTGAGCTCAGGTAAAGTTGATACAGGTTTTAAGCCACTAAATAAAGCTGGGCAATTAGTTGGTTCAGTAATTCAAAAAGGTTTCATTAACCCAGCAATGTCGTCTACAAATGCTTTAAAACAGAGACAACAAAAAATTAATGAGAGAACTCAAAACTTAACTTTTTCTCAGAGGCTTTCTAGGAAACCACAACAGGATGAAAATATTTTGTTAAAAACAGGGTTAAGCAAAGGAGCTGAGGCAGTTGGTTCAATAATGCTGCCAAGATACGCTCCACAGGCTGCTATTGGAGGTGGTTTTAACTTTGCTATCTCAAAAGCTTCTGGTAATACAACTAAACAAGCTTTATCTGATGCTGCTTCAGGAGCAAGAATGGCTCCGGTTTTTAGTTCGATAGCAAACATAACCAATCCAATCATTAACAAAAATCTTGTTAGATTACCTAAAAAATTACCCAGATTTGTAAGTGATCGAATAGCTCCCGCAACAGCAAATGTTATCCAAGGGGTTGGCATAGATTTGTCAACAGGGCAAAAAACAACCCCCAGTAGTTTAGCCTTTGATGCAACTACTGGTTTATTTGGTGGAAGAGGTCAGTTTGATTCTCCAAATGCAAAAGGGTTTGATTTTGGTAGAAATAGGAGAAGTAAATGGCATCCGGAGGATGTTGACTTATTAGATGAGTTATCAAGTTATGTGAATGAAAAAAATATCTCAGGTGGAGTTTTAGAGGGAATTGATAGAGATGTTACAGACCTAGCTAGGGGCTACCTCCCTGTTTCAAAAATTCAAGAGCTTTCAAATACTTATAAAAGTGATAGTAAAAGAATGCTTAAGGCTACTATCAGAGAACTTCAAAAGAGCGCAAAAAATGCTAATGGCGGTAATTATGTTGGCAACGGAAGAATTGTTCTTGGTGTATCTGATGGTCGAAAAAGTGTAAATTTAGATATAAATGACCCTAAATTTAAGCAGTTGGACAATCTTTTTAATGACCCAAATAGGTTGTTAAGAATGGGCTATTCAAAGGATCAGGTAGGTAAGATTGGTGTTAAAGAAGCTAGACAAATAATTGAAAAAAATATCTTACCCGGTGAACACAGAACATATAAAAAAACCCTAGACCTTGATCCTCAAAGAAAAGAAATTATTGGCCTAACTGGTAAAGATCCGGGGGCATTCATTGAAAAACCATCAAATGAATTTATTTCTCCAGATGACTCAAAAAGAATGGCTGGTGAGGCTTACCTTGCAGAGATGGAAGGGTGGAATGACTTTAAAGGATCAATTAAAAAATGGGTTGGAAATAGAGATGTTGCAAATACGGTAGCAACTGAAAAGGCTATGAAATTCACTAACATTGCTAAAGAAGATGCTTGGGATGTTGTTAGAGGTCTCGAAGGAAAGCCTTCAAATAAAGAAGGAGTTAATAATACAGTTAGAGCAATCAGATCTGAGTACGACAGCTTAATCAATGAAGCCAGAAACTCTGGTGTAGATATAAATTATCTTGAGAACTATGTCACCCACATTTGGAAAGAACCATTTGAAGAAGTACAAAAAATAATGTCAGCACGAGGTAAATTTAAATATAATAAATCCCGTGTACTTCCTACTTATGACGAGGGTATAGAGTTGGGATTGACTCCTAAATACACACATCCTGCACAGATTATTGAAGCGTATGTCTCTAACCTAGAAAGAGCAAAAGCCAATGTTCAATTTATGAATGAGTTAAAAGATCAGGGTCTATTGGTCCCAGCTTCAGTTGCTAGAAATAATCCTGATTTCAAACCAGTGAAGGCGGCTGGAATTGGTGGAAATGTTACAGAGATGGCTGATGGTAAAACCTACGTTGGTGATTGGTATGCTCCAACAAAAGTTGCTGATACCATCAACAAAGTTTTTTCTGAACCAAATGAAGATTTAGTTAGTAAATCACTTGGGGCAGTAGCCAACCTTTCTAGCAAAGTTCAAGACTTTACTCTATCTGGTGGTTTAATGGGTACCCCGATTAACGCCTTTACAGCTGCAAACATTCAAAAAGAGCTTTTAGCATTGAGAATTAAATCACCAGTTATGGCATTATTTAGGTCACTATCTCCAAGTGCTTCTGAGAACTATTTTAGACAAAACATTGAAACAATTAAAAAGATGCAGAGAAACAATATTTCTGTTAGAACTCAGTTTAATATTGAGGATATGATTGAGAAACCTTTGCTTAAAAAGCTTGGTTGGAGCAGCATGATGAATGATCCAACTTTCAAAAGATTTCTTCCACAACTGCAAATTCAATTCTTTAACGATATTGAATCAGCAGCATTAAAATCAGGAAAACTACCAGAAGAGGCAGAGTTAATAGCTTCTAATGCACTTAAAAACTTTTATGGAACTATAACAAGTGATAAAAGCGCTTTAAGATCACAGAATAGTAAAAACTTAACAACTTCAGTATTCTTTGCTCCTCAATTCAGAGAATCAATGATTAATTTTTGGAAAAACAATGTAGGAGCAATATCTCCAGTAAAAGCTGAGTTTAATAGAGAAGGTGTTAAAAAAGTGGTTCCATCAAATGTTAGATTAAATAATCCCCTATCACTTGAAAATAGAAATAACACTAAGTTCTTGATTGGATCAGCCCTGACACTAGCAGTTATGGATAAGCTTAATTATATTCTCAATGGACATCCAATGAGTGAAAATCCTGAAGGGAAAGAAGATAAATTATTAGTTCCTTTAGGAGATGGTACTACAATAGGTATCCCATTCCTTTCAAGTATTTCAACTCTTCCTAGAGGTGTGTATAGACAAGGACGAGCTTTATTGAGAGGTGATACTCAAGCAGCTGCTAAAGATGCCTTCTCTACTTACACATCATCATTGATTAAACCAGTCGCTGAAAACCTAATGAACCAAGATTATTTTGGTAATCAGATTTATGATCCAAATGATGCAACCGGACAAAAGTTCATGGCCCAAGGAGCACATTTGGCTAAATCATACATGCACCCATATGCTAGAGAAATACTTAACGCTTCAACAGAGAGGTTGCCAATAAGTGACAATACTAAAAAATCTCTAGGAATTAGAACTGAGAAGACACCTCTTTATCAGTCATTATCTCAGGGAATGGAGCTACCGATCAGGTTCTATAAAACAGAATCTGTCAAAAATGCTCCATTCTGGGATAGCTATTACAAAAACAAAGCTATTTCTGAAAAATATGGTCAATTAAAGAACAGTGACCCTCAAAAAGCTACTGAATACCTACAAGCTAATAAACAGGCCATTGGTGAGTTTGAGAAGCAAAAAAGGTATGTAGGAAGATACTATGATAGTGGAAAAGATAGCAAAGTTTTACAGCAATACGTTGGAAATAATAATAGTAACATTGTCCAAGCTTCAACGGGCAATAATCAACAAAATGATGGTGAACTGAGCTTCCTAGATCCATATTTCGGGATTAGTGACTATAACTCGATGCCAGAACAGACAGCTATGCAAAAGGCTCAAAAAGAGGCAAAGAAACAAAAATTGGTTAAAGATATGTTAACTAACGAGGATGTTTCACCTGAACAGAAAATTACAGCTTTAAATAGCATGGATGAAAAATATGACACTACTGATATTGATTACTACCAAACAGCAAAACTAAATAATGATATTAAAGTTGGTTTTGTTAAAGACTATTTAGCTGGAACGACAGATGAAGATAGATCTCAATCATTATCATTATTAACTCAAGAGGTTGCTGGAGAAAAAGTTTTATCTAGTGGTGTGTTGAGCACTTTATATAAAGAAGGAATAATTTCAAAAGGTGAGCAAAATGCGCTTAAAAATATAACTTTTGATAAAACGACTGGTCAGGTAGTTAGTAAAGCATCTAGTGGAAGAAGCAAGAGTGTTAATGTTAAAGGCACTACGCCAAAAGTTAGTGTTCCTTCATCATCACCGGTTAAGGTTAATATCTCAGTAGCAAAGCCTAGCTTACCATCTACTGCAATTAAGGTTCCAACTAAGACCCCTTCATTGATAAATGATGATAGTTTAAGAGAACTACTTGCGTTAGCAAAGACGGACAGAACAAAGCCAATTACCTTTAATAAGATAAGGGTAAGAGGTTGAAATAACGAAAAAAAAGGTATAAAGTATACTTAAGTCATCAGACAAATTGTGTCATGAGACCACATAAAACAGTTTTTGTTTTAGTGGTCTTTTTTTGTTGGCTAAAAACTAATTATGTTAATAGCACGAGCAATTCAAATAGTACATACATTAAGCCAGGGAGATGCATCTTACCCGACGAGTGGTGAAGATGATTACGCATTAATCCTTGAGGCTCTCAACACAATGGTTAATCAATGGGAATCTGAGAAATCTATTGATTGGAATGAGTTATTTACCACAGAAACAGGAAGTATTGTTACAGATGACCCAACCTACTCATTGAGTGAAAATGTTAAATGGCCCGCAGGTCTTCTTTTGATTGACGGAAGACCAGTTAATTATCAAAAGCCCAATGAAAGTCATTTAACTCAAGCAGTATCTCCGAACACTAAAAGATTCTTCGTTTCTGGTCCTGTTGGAGCTAAGGTTTTAAATGTTCTCCCTGCCCCTTCAAGTGAATATGACGGAGCAACATGGACTCTCCCTTGTTATAACGCGGCTACATATTTCACTACTGGAGAAGAAACAGACCCTATTGAGATGAGAGATCCTTACTTTGCTATCCATGGAGCTATTTCTTTAATCAGCATTGAAGACAACCCAACCTTAGCAGGTGTACACCAACAAATGGCAGATAACAAATTAGAAGCAATGAGAATCGCCAATGATCTCAAGCCTATTGGCTCAAAAGAAGATCATTATGACGAAACTTATGCTGGTTTTGGTACATAGAGATGAGAATAAAAATACCTCAAGGGAGGCCACTACCACCATATCAACTTTTAATAGACTCAGCTAAGGGGGGAACTGTTACTAATATTGATGAAGCTAGACAGAACCCAACTCAGTCTCCTGAGACAGTCAATTTAACGCTAGAACAAGATGGTTTATGGACACTTAGGCCAGGCACTTTATATTTTGGAACTACTCCCGGATCTGAAACTGGAATAGTCAGTGGTGATGAGTATGTAGTTGATGATGATACTAGAGAGTTAATTGTTGTTGGAGCTTCTGGAACTGTTTACAAGTCTACTGATGATGGTGACAACTGGTCGGCAATAACTGGTGCAACAATGACGGCTGGGGTTAAATGTTTTTTCATTCAAATTGATGACAGGCTATATATCACAAATAGTGTTGATAGATTAACTTACTATGATGGCACAAATTTAGTTAGAAACACCCAAATTAGTGCTCCTGCTAATTTACAGGCAGCAAGAGGAGCAGGGTTATCAGCTGGAAGTTATACCATTTATTACATGGTTACAGCTTTAAATGAAGTTGATTCAACCGAAGGGAGTAACGAAGCAAGTATTACAGTAAACAAAATAAGAGATGTTTGGTCAGCAGCAGATGAGAAAATTGATTTAACTTGGGATTCAGTCACAGGAGCCACCAGATATGAGGTTTACTTAGCAGATGAAAGCGGGGCTCAAATTTATTTGGGTGAAACAACTTCAAATAGCTTCTCTGATGATGGTTCAAGAGAATTAAACCCCTATAAAGAGGTGCCAGACACTAACAACACCGGAGGTCCAATCTTAGGAAGGTTAGCTTTATCTAATGGAAGAATTTGGGGTATTAATGAAAATAATGAAGTTGTCTTTGGTGGAACTGGTGCAGATATTAATAGGTTTTCATTTTTCTATGGTGGAGGTTGGACAGGATTAGATAGTGGTGGAAGAGAGTTTCCAACAGTTGTTGTTCATTATCGAACCGGTAAGGGTGATGTTGCTCCAACAGTACTTTCAAGAAGTCCTGACGGTAAGGGTGCTATTTGGCAGATTGCAATGGACTCATTAACTATTGGAAGTGAGACTGTAATTGTCCCAACTCCAGTTAAAATCGTTGGCTCCATTGGTGCTCAAGGTGAGGCAGCTGTTACTGATGCAGGTGACAATGTTTACTCAGCAAATAAAAAAGGCGTGTTCGCATTAAGAAATAAAGCACAGATTTTCAATGTTTTGGCTACTGATGAGCAGTCAATTAATATCCGGCCAAGTTACAGGAGCACTATTAACGGAAGCAAGTTCACTGATATGATTGCTTATTTTAGTGAAGGTAAAGTCATGCTTTCAGCATCTCAGGGTGGTGAGAATAACGACATGATGTTTTTACATGATTTAGAAAAAAACGCATGGATCTGGTCTTGGGATATCGGTTTTGAGCACTTATTTGAATACACCGATAGCAATGATCAAACTCATTTATTAGGTGTTCAGGCTGGAGAAACAAAGCTTGTTGAAATTAGTGACAGGGCTACAAATGACAAGGGAGAGGCCATAAGAACTTCTTGGAGGTCTCCTCTACTCCATGTAGATGAAAAAGATCACACCCTTTTTGCAAAAGTTAAAGAGGTTGTTGTTGAAATCGGTAGACCACAGGGAAATTTAAATTTTGAAGTTCTAGGAATAATGAAAAATAAGCCACTTAAAAAACTGGCTTCTAAGTCCATTGGTGATACGGTTTCCAATGTCGACTTTGCTAACGCCCTGTTTGGAGATCTTTCTTTTGGTGATGATCCAGAGGTCCCAACTACATTCTCACAGGCATCAGTTAAGAAAAGAATCAAGGTTAATAAAAAACTAAACGCTATTCAATTTAGAGTTTGGTCAACTGTTGTTGATACGAAATTTACTCTTTTATCAATTATCGCAAAAGGAAGGTATATACCAACCAAGCCTCCAGGTAGCTGGAACGATTAAAGAAAGGAAATATGGCAATTACAAAGAAATTCATTAAAGCTTCAAGGAGGTTTTCAACAACCATTGGGGCAGGTGGTGTAGCAAACGCCAGTGCTACTACTATTCCGTTAACAACTATTCCAGCAGTTTTTTCTAATGGAGATCCTATTGAAATTGTGGTCGATAGGGTTTCAACTACTGGAGAGTTAACTACCAATCTTGAAGAAACAATTTTAGGCATAGTTTCAGGTTCTAACATTATCACTGCTGACAGGGGTGTTGAAGGCACTGCTCAAGAGCATGGGGCCGGAAGTGTGGTTGAAATTAAGCTAACTGCTGACATGTGGAATAGGTTTGTAGAGGGTATTTTAGCTGAGCATGGAGATGGTGGGGCTCATACTGATATCACAGCAGATTCTTTAACTTTAGCTAGTTCTTCAGCTCCAGCGCCAACTACTGTTGGCTTGATTGAATACGATTCAGATGATGACAAAATTAAATATGGAGATGGTGCCGCCACAAATACTTTAGCTACTGAAAGTTTTGTGAAGAATGTAACAAGAACGATAGTTTTACCAGCTGGGGCCATGTCACCAACAACCACTGGGGGTTGTGCTGATTCAGCAACTGTCGAAGCAGGGACAAATGATGTTGATTATAAGGTTTTAGATTTTGATAAAGACACTGACGAAAATGCATTTATTGGTCCTTTTGCAATGCCGGACAGTTGGAATGGGGGCGCAATCAAAGCTAAGTTTATCTGGACAACTGCTGGAACAACGGGAAATGTCATCTGGGGAATAAAAGGACGCGCCTTTGCTAACGATGATGCAATTGATCAGGCATATGGTACCGAACAGACTGTGACAGATGCCTTTATAGCAGCTGGTGATATTCATATTTCCGACCTTACATCTGATTTAACTCTTGCTGGTTCTCCGGCAGGGGGTCAGTTAGTTCAGTTAAAAGTTTATAGAGATGCTGACAACGGAAGCGATACCCTTGATGCAGATGCAAGATTAATAGCAGTAGTAATTGAATATGGAGTTAACTCCAACACTGACTAAAAATGCCACAAATAATAATCACTGGAAATACTGACATAATTGATAACTTTATGGACAAGGGAACTCCCACCAACAACAATGGTGGATCAACAACGTTGGTTATTGGTAATGCTTTTGGAGGTGCTTTTATTTATAGAGGATTACTAAAAAATGTATTTACTGCAATTCCTTCAGGGGTGGTCATTAACTCTGCCCAATTGCAACTAAAAATATCTTCTGTTAATGCGAATAATGGAGGGACTTTAAAAGCTTACAGAAGTAAAAGAGCTTGGGAAGAGGCTAGTTCTACTTGGAATAATTGGAAAACTGGTAATACTTGGACAACGGCAGGGGCTGGAAGTACAGCAAACGACAGAGAGTCCACTGAACTAGGCAGTGTGGTTATTCCTGCTTCAACGCCATCTGCTGGAGACATAATCACAATGAATCTAGATTCGGCCCTAATTCAAGAATTTATAGATGGTATTTTCACAAACAATGGATATGTACTAAAAATGAATGCAGAAACTGGCCTAGATGGATATACTTTTCATTCTTCTGAGGCTGCTGTTGCTGATAATAGACCAAAAATAGTAGTAAATTACTCATTTCCACAAAATGGAAGCCCAATGTTTTTTGGGGGAGGAGTTACTCTTGGCTAACATGAAAGAGAAACAAAGCTACATCGACTGGCAACAAATAAAAACAATAGCTTCTATTGGAGTCATTGGAGGGGGAATCATTTTTGGCTATGCGCAACTTTATTCAAAAGTAGAGTTTATTGCAGAAAACATGAAAAAAATAGAAAAAACTACTGAAATTGTACAAAAACATGACACAGACATTGCGTTAATTAACCAGTTATTAGGAATTAAATGAAAGTATACAGACCATCAAAGAACAAAATAAATGGAGGGTTTACTTCATCCCATCCTGCATATGACTTTGATGATCAATCAGACCCTAATGTCTATTCATCCATGTCTGGAAGAGTGGTTTTATCAGTCAATAAATATGACACCCATTGGAGAAACTTAGGAGCTTTAACAACTGCTGACTATGGAAACTTTGTGAAGGTTTTGCATGATGATGGATCTTCAGAGATTCACGCACATTTAAAGTATGGGTCCCCTATCCCAGTTGGAACAAGAGTTGATGCAAAACAAAAGATCGGTGAAATTGGTCACACCGGCAACTCAACCGGTCCCCACTTACATTATGAGTTCAGAGATAAAAACGGAAATAAATTACAAGTCGAATTTATTGATTGGGATGAACCAATCAGAGAGGAAAAAATGATAGATCCACTATATGAATACCTTGGTGTTAAAAACTTTGATGAAGCTAAAAACAAACTAAAAGGTCATTTAGGTGAAGAAGATCAAAAATGCGATTGGGGAAATGCTGACAATAATAGAGGTGGTGACTTGGGAAGTGCCAGAAGAAGGGTTTTAGATCTAGAAAATGAAAATCAGGTGTTAAGAAAAACCAGTGGCGTAAAGCTCACTAGAGAAACAACAGTAGCCGGATTAACTGGTGAGATAAATGGTTGGGAGGTAACAGTAGGAAATGTCACAGCAAATTATAAAGTAAAAGAATAGTCTGCCAGTAGCCTTAGCAATTGTCCTTGTTGGACTAATACTATTAATCATTTTAGAACTTCTTAAACCAAGTGAAGAAGAATATTTGGGACAGCTTCAGGGAGAGTTAAAAAATATTAAAAAAATAAAATTAAATGTAAAAAGGAGGATTTATGGGAAATGTTAAAAAAATAGTTGATAATCAAGCCATTGAAAAAGGAACTTTAATTGTTGCGGGTACAACTTTGATCTCAGCAGGGGTTGGATTAGTTTCAAGTGATAAAATCTCAGGGCTCATTTTTGTCGCTTTAGGTGTGTTTTGCTTAATTACCAGAGAAGTTATTAAAGTTATCAACAAGTAATTCACATTTCTTGTTTAAATAATCTTACCTAAGTGAATTAATTTTATTCTAAATTGTTTAATATCGGAAAGTACAGTAATAAATACTTGCCAAGCAAACTGTCACTATGATAGTATTATTTCGTCGAATGTAGAATTTCGGCCAGGCCCAGGGATCTTCTTTGAGCCTTCGCAGGTGCTGTTGTTTCTTAAAAGCTTCAACAAGCACCCTGGTAACAGCACCGCCTGTGAAGGTTCAAAATATTTTTTCCTGAAAGAAAACCAACTACTAGCTTTAATTTTTACTACACCTTAAGGGGAGTGGTGAATTTATAGAAAATTCAAGTTGAATTTGAAATAACTGTTTGATAGGTTAGCCTGAGATCTTTAACAGCTTTATCAGGGGTTGCGATTTGCTAGAAAGTATTTTTATGGCAGATTCAGCCAGTCGAGAGACTTTAAATCCAGAGTTAGTTATTAATTTTGAAGACCCTAAGCATGGTGGTAAAAGGCAGTATGATCCCAGTCGGGTAGATGAAGACGGGTATGTATATACCCCATATATCACTGTCCGTGGGAAGAGGATTTATCACCCAACAGGGGTGTTTAAATTTCTTGCAAATAAATAGTTTCCGAGGCTATTTAAAAAAACAACTCAAAATATAATTAATTTATAAATTAAGCGTTTCGCACCCCTGTTGAGTTGTTAAAGTATCAATATAACAAACTATATCAATTTATTAATTGATAAGTCGCTATTTTACATTTTTAAAATGAAAAGTCAATGTTGATACTCCCATTAGCATCATTATTAAATAGATGGTACCACGATGTCAACAAGCTCTTTCCTCAAGTAAGCCTGTAATCTCATAGGCCTTCAACTAATTCTTTTATTGTTAAAAGTTTGTCTAGTGCCCTATTTTTATTTGATTTAAAATTAAAAGAATAAAGAACATCCATGTGTCTATCTTCCCAAGTCTTTTTATACTTTTTAAGTAACTCAGGGCTCATTTTACCGGCCTTTGTAAGTTCTTTTGCGTTACTTATCCTCTGATAAGAAAAATACTCTAATTTATCAGAATCATATAAAACCTTACTCTCTAATAAAGTTTGTCCTTTACCATAAGTATGTTCTTTGACTATTGTTTTGCACTTCTCTATTTGCTCTTCAGCAAAGCCATATTTTCTCATAGTCTCTTCCATGAAGTCAGTCTTGCCGGTTCTATCCTCTATGTCATGAAACCAAGCAGATATAAATAATAAGTCTTTATCAACTTTTAGCACTTCAGTTTTAATAATCCCCACACAGTTGGCATATACAAATTCATGATGTTTATAATCATGGACTGGATCAAAGGGATTTTCTTTTAGCCTTTTTTTGGCTACATTAATGACTCTTTGTGTTTGCATGGATTTGATTATACATTCTTGTTATTTGTTTTTGATGTCTATCAAAAGGTTGGAAACGATCTTCACTTGATAGTGAATATATTGACTCCAATTCATCTATATCTACTTTCTTATTATATTTCCAATCATAATAAACAGCACTCATCCTTCCTCTTACAACTTGAGATTCAAAGAATGGTTCTATTTTGTCGAATTTGATTTGATTTAATATTTTTCTTGCCCCATCTGTCTCTCCAAATACTGTTAATGCTCTTGCAGAAGCTTCAAACATTGATGCAACATAATTTTTATTTAGGCTAGTATCATATTTACTTAACACTCTCTCTGCTTTCTTTACTGTTCTCCTAAAGTTTTCTTTATCTCTCAATTGACCATAATCAGCTAAGAGTGTCCTTAGGTATTCAACTTGAGCATCAGGTTCAACTTTATCCATCGCGTACTCCAAATATTCAGAAGATTTTTTATGTTGTTTTGAGACGTAGAATATCCCTGCATAATTTCCATGAGCCATATTCGAGATACTTATGTCTTTTAAATCTTTGTTTAAATCTAAAACTAGAGTGCTTATATTAGTTATTTTAGAAGCAATAGTGTATCTACTCTCTGTATGTATAAATGCCCTTGCTCTCTCACTTAATATCTTCGCAACGAATCTAGGATTATCTCTAATAATTTCTGGGCTGGTTTTAAAAATTTGTTCAAAAAAAGAGGTCATTCCTATAACCTCTTGTAATTTCCCCTCGTTTTTTAAGGTCTTAACTTTTCCAACGATATGCTCAGATAGAACTGGATCAATTGAAAACTCAAAAGACTTTATTGTTTCGTGACTATATCCAAGATTTTTAGCTAAGGTATCTTTGTTTAAACAGTCAAATAAAATATATCTTTGATAGTAGCTCAAATTTAAAATATTACAGAAGGCATCTAGTTGCTTTGTTGAGAATAATGCTTGGCCACTCACTATCCTAGAAAGTAAAGAAACATCAAACCCAGAAAAACCTAGTTTCTCCCAGATTGCTAAAAATAGAGCATACATTGTTTGCCCATTCGTGAAAATAATTTTATTTCCCGACTTTTTATAATATTTTTTTAATTCTTTTCTGAGGTAGTTCATGATAATCAATGTGTGGAATTGTATCTTTCTGTATCAATTATCTCAATGCATATCTCTTATATACCTTGTTTGATAGCTTTCCAAAAATGAGAAAGACCGACTTGTATTTCAGAATAATCAATGTCTTTTGCATCTTCTAAATTATATGAGCCTATATCTTCAATGATTTTCTGTATTAAGGCTTTCCCTCCTACTTTATTTGTGACTGCTGTATCCCTATTAATAGCTCTAACCATGCTTTTTAGAGAATATTGATAGTACTGTGCTGTTGTGTCAGCTTTTCTATGGCCAACAATATTTTGAACATCAAATAGATTTGCTCCATTGCCAAGTAGTCTAGTAATTAATGAGTGTCTAAAGGAGTAAGGTTTAACATTTTTTTTGATTCCTAGTTTTCTAATTCTTTTTTTAAAGTCCTTTGAATAAGTTGCCCATTCAACTGGTTTGTCTGGTTTCCCATTTGTTGGAAATAATAAGTATGTATCCAATTGAGATAAGTAGTCTTTTAAACATGGGATGACTGGCTCTACTATTGGAATAGTTCTCCCTCTTCCTGTCTTTGACTCTTTGATGATATAGACCTTCTGACTTAAATCTACTGAATCAACATCAAGGTTGGCTATTTCACTAGGTCTTGCTCCTGAATAGTATAAGCACATCCAAAACATTCCATATTTTGAAGGTGGAGGATCAATTCTGATAAAGGCTTCACTCTCCTCTTCAGATAGTAGTATCTTAGGAGCTGATTTTTCCTTAACTTTCTTTATATTTTCTGCCCAATCAACGCCAACGAAATCACAATATTTTTTAATTGCGTATATATATTTATTGATTGTTGATCCACTAGGGCTTTGTGTTTGGATTAAGTTGACAATAAACCCCTGAATACTCTCTTCATCAAAATCAGAAACAAAGTCAGAAACTATTTGCATTCTGTACAAAGTAGACTTAATTGTACTTTTATATAAGTTCTGACGGACTAAGAATAGTTGGAACCTATCTTTTTCAAGCTTCATTAAAAATAAATGATAGGCTCAATACAAGACAAAGTCTTTGTAAAGCCATACAAACTCCTATTAATTTATATAGGATATTTATCTCTCGAGGAAATTGCTTATTGATCTTTTTTTCAAAAGATGCTTTACTTAATTTTGAACATTTAAATAACAGCAATTTGCCATCTTCAGTAAATTGTTAAGATCCCGCTAAATCTAACTAAAAGTTAGGATCCAAGTCGGGCATCACATAAAATATAAATCTATTTATTGTTTCTGCTTTTATTTTTTTGAAAGACAAAAAACTTCATTATTAATCTGTTATCATATACCTAATGATAATTACGAAATCACAACCATTTACAAAAGAGGAAATTGAAAAACTTAAGGAAGAGTTTGAGGTTTACGTAAAAACAGTGATTGATATTGAAAATAAAGTCTGCTCGGCAGGAATGGATCGTCATTTTGAAGGTGAGCAAATACTGTTAAAACAAAACTCTAAGCAAAAGGATTTATGGGGTGGTGGCATAGATTTAGAAACGAATGAAATTGACTTTAACTCATTTATTAATATTAGACCTAGAGATAACAATACAAAGAATGAGATTCAAAGTGAAGAAATTAAAAAAGCATATAAAGAATTAACAGAATATTTTTTTGAGGAGATACTATGA